ATGAACCCAACCAAACAATCCAAAAAAAGCTACGAATCTAAGCGCGTTTTAAAGCACGTTTCATTTAACACTGAAAAAGAAGCTAATTTATTGGAATTTTCCAATAATTTAGACTTCTCCAAATGGGTAAAAGAAAAGCTGAAACATGAACTTGAATTAGAAAAACTGAAAAAATAATAGAAATGGCTTGCATGAATCGTAGATACAAATTATAATTTCAACACTTGCTGATTGCAGATAAAAAAGAAGCCCAAACCAAGCTGTAACTTGATTTGGGCAGGTGGAAAGCAGAGCGGCAACTCTCTTTCCGCGTCTATCTACCATGAAATAGAAAGGTCATTCTACCATGAATACTGTCCAAGTTTTAAACTTTCAACAAAGCTCCGTCCGTGCTTCCCCCCAAAATATTGACGCAATAGCGGAATAATAGTAAAGTTCGGTTCACAGGTTTGGTCGCCTGTTTCTTTCGTGGTTATTGCCGCGCTTGCGGCTTTTGTTTTGATAAGAGTTCCCTGAAGGGTGTATGTTAAACATACACCCTTGCTGAAAAAGCCAACGGGCGGACTTTCGGGACATCTCCGGATGTGCTGTTTCCACGAGCAGTCGACCAACCTGAAACGTCCGCCTACCTCTTCTTGGTCGAAGAGAGGCTTTCAAACTTTCGTGGAGCTTAAAATGCAAAACACCATTTCTGTATTTTCTTTCAAATCTCAAAATGTCCGTACTCAAATCTTGGGGGCTGAACCTTGGTTTTGCCTTGGCGATGTTGCGGAAATTCTTCAAATTCAAAATGCCCGTCAGTTGCCATTAAAAGACCAGGGCATTCAAAAATCCAGCGTTGCAACAAAAAAAGGCAACCAAGAATTACTTTTCATCAACGAGCCGAATCTCTACCGAGTCATCTTCCGTTCACGCAAAGCCGAAGCCGTCAAATTCCAAGACTGGATATTTGAAGAGGTTATCCCTCAAATCCGCAAAACAGGCGGCTACCAAATTACTCCCAAAACCACCGCCGACGACCGTACCGGATTGCGCCGGGCGGTTGCCGCGCTTGTCGGGCGCAAACGCATAGGCTACTCCTCCGCGTACAGTATGATACACCAACGCTTCAACGTCGAAGCCGTCGAAGGCATCCCCGCCGACAAACTGCCCGAAGCCGTCGCCTACGTCCACGCATTGACACTGCACACGGGTTTGGCCGGCGAAGTCCCCGACCGCGAACCGTTGCCCGCGCCGCAACCCGCCCTGCCCATAAGCGGCAACGCTTTGGCCGACATTGCCGCTATGGTTTATTACGGCACACGGATGATCGAATTGGGCAAAGACGTTTCCGCGCCGCTGAAGCAGCTCGGCTGCAAACAGGCGGTTACGATGTGGACGGTTTGGCACGAAACCCGTTCAATCCTGAAAAGATCCGTCGCAGCCCTCGAAGTGTTGCGGGGATATGCGGACAAAGACGCCTCCGGCCGCATAGCCGCATGTCTTGAAGGCATTTACGGCAAGGCTGCGGCAAGGTAAACGGAAAATGCCGCCTGAAGGTTCGGACGGCATTTTTATTGAAGGGATGATTGGGGATTTGTAGGCGTTTGCAGATACGACAAGGGGCGCATTCCGCGCCCCATCACACGCACGGACGGCTTGTCATCGCCTGTCGCCCGTGCGCGGCTGCCCATATTTCGGAACAGTCTTGCAAGCCCCTTTAAGGGAACGGTTTTATTCTAGTACAGTTTGAATGCCTTGGCAACGGCTGTTTTAACCGCCTGAAAATCCTCTTCACTGATTATTGGGATGCAACGGTCGCGCCCTTTGGGTTTGTATCGGTCTAATCGTGCCAATCCGACTGTTGCCGTCATATCGCATTTTGCCCGACATTGGATGTGCGGCTTGTCCGGTAAGGGGTTTTCACTCATTTTGTGGTGGCAGTCCGCCAAAGGGACAGGCTCTGTGCTGCTTAAGGGTACGACCGTTACCGGTTTGCCGTTGTGCCTGTTTCGCGCTATGACGACGACAGGGCGTTTCTTGACCATTTCCGGTTCTTCATAACCGCGAAAGTCGCACATGATAACTGAACGTTCCCTTGGTTGGAATTTTAAAGGCATTAGCCGCTCCTGACGATGACAGGCGGCTATTATAGCAGTTCTTACACAAAAAACCGCTTTGTGTAAGGCGGTTGCAAAAAAAAGCCTTCCAATAAAAATGCCGCCTGAACCTTTCAGAGTGCGAAGCCTGCCCATAGGGTACGGCATTTTCATTTCCGCCCATTATTGGTGCGCTTAATAATTTTGTATAACGCCCCCTTCGCGCAAACAAAACGGCAAAAATTTGCCGCGTCCGCCCGATATGTAAAAAATCGGGGGGAATGCCGACGCTTCCCCCGATGCGCCCGTCAACCGAAAGTTGACCGTTCGGTTGCAAACTTCCGGTTGGCAACTCAATCCGCGCCCAACGCCCGTACCAGCGCGCCGTGCCGCGCCCTGCAGTCGTTATACATACCGGCCGCCTTCAGGGCCCACGGCAGCACGTCCGCGCCCGTGTTCCCTTCAAGGTGCGGCAGTTTCGGGCAGGGCCGCACCAAATCGGCGGGCGGCTTAACCGCCGTCGTCAACGGCGGCGTTGAGTTCGCGCACGCCGTCAGCATCAAAACAGGCATTGCGGTACACAGGTTTTTCAATGATTTTAAGCGTTTGCACATAGCGCACCCTTTCTTTTTCCTCACGCGCCGCCTTTTGCGCCTGATACGCGGCGGACGATTTGCGGGCGTGTTCGGCGTGTTCGACCGCGGCGGCTTTGAGGCGTTCCGAAACCTCCGACACCGCCGCACCGTATCCGCGACGGTATTGCGCCGCCCTGTCCAGCTGCCAAGAAACGGCGAAGAACGCGATTGCGGACAAAATAAGCAGCGGCTTCCAATTTTTCAGCAAAGCCCCAATCATTTACGCCTCGCCCGCGCCCTGTTTCGCCGTGGCGGCGGCGGCAGTCAACCGGTAACGCCCTTCGGCGGGGGACGAAGGCACGGCTTTGCCGCCAATCAGCTTGGACGGCCAGAAGTAGCCGTCAATGTCCGCAGGGTCAAACGGGATGATGGATACCATATTGCCCTGATTGCCGCCCAAGCCCAAGATTCTGCCTTCCGCGTCTTTGCCGACAACGAAGAACACGTGTCCGCCGCCCCGGCGCGGTTTGACCGCGATGCAGCCGTATGCGGGGGCTTCGAGTTTCGTCAAACCCGACATTGCCCAAGCCTTGGCGCGATACCAGTCCCTGATGACCGCGCGTCCCGCTTTGCCCAGGCAGTGTCCGACAAACAGGCCGCACCACGGCGTTTCGTCTTCAAAATACCAAGACTTTGCCGCGCCGGGGAAGCCGCCCGTCTCTTTGAGCCATTGCACAATCGTCGGATTGTGTTTCGCGCCGGGAATTTCTTTCAAACCGATGTGCCTTCTCGCTTCGGCTATCCACGGTAATTCTGTCATTTTTAATCCTTTCGGTAAAAGACGAGATGTAAACTTTGGGTTGGCAACTCGTTCTATGTTTTAAGTCGCAATCACAATGTGCACCGCATCGCCGAACACGCTGTCTTTTTCAGTCGCGTTTGCCGATACGGTAACTTTCCGCGCAGATGATATGTTGCCCGTCAACACAAAATAAAAAACAAAGTTGCAACATGCTGATTTATATTGTTATTTTTATTTACGTTTATTTACGATATGCAAATGCACGGTTACAAAGATATATTTGCATAACTGTTTAATTTTATTGAATTTTATTGATTCAATCAGTGTCTTTCCGCATCGTAAGGCTGCCCGGTTTTAACAATGTAATAGGCGGGCTTCGCCAGTTTGCGCATGATGGCAACGATAATTACCATCTTTGGCTTACCCGCTTTTTTCAGATTATTTATTAATTTCGGAAATGCGTTAAAACGGTAAGCACAAAGGGCGGGCATATACAGCGTACTTTTTAATCGTCTGTTTCCGTATCGGCTCAATCTGCCCCGACCTCTTACGCTTGTCCCTGATTGTATGATGGCGGGACTTAATCCGGCATAGGATACAAATTGGTTTGCGGTTTTAAAATGTTTTTCTGTCAGTTGCGCATAAAGAACTGATGCGGTGTCTTTGCCTATGCTCGGGATGGTTTGAAGATTGCGGTAATGGTTATTGTCCGTTTGTTTTTTGATTTGTTCGGATATGGCTATTTTTACCTGTTCCATCTTGTCCTGTATGGTATCTATCAAGTCTTGATGTATGTTCCTTATGAAGTCTTCTTCAGTGCTATGAAGACGGTTTTTAATTTGCTTCTGCTGTTGCTGTAATTGGTTTTTAAGATTAATCAGTTTTTGCAGTGCTTTGTTTTTGGGTATCTGATACGGTATCAATGTATCTTGATGCCTTTTTATGTAATCTGCTATCAGGTTTGAATCTGCTTTGTCGGTTTTGGTGCGGTTAAACCTGCTTTTTCCGTAGTCCTTGATTTTTAAGGGATTGATAACGTAAACGGTATAGTAGGAAGAAAGCATATCTGCTGCCTTTTCGTAATAGATGCCTGTTGCCTCCATGCCGATATAGACTTTTCTGATTCTGTTTCCCTTTATCCACAATCTAAACTGTTTTAATCCATCATCATTATTCTTAAATTTAATGTAATGGATACTTCCGTTTGTTTTATGCAATGTTGCGTCTATGGTGTCCTTTGAGATGTCCGACCCGATTATATTCATTGGTATTTTCCTTATTTATACAGCCTTGATACGGCTAGGATGATATTCAATTTTGAGGATGGATAAAGGCAGCCGGCATTTCTACGCGTCTGTTTTAATACATTGCGGGATTTGCTGCCTGACTGCCTTAGCCCTTGCTTTGCGCGAAACAAAGACCCGTAAGCCGTCTATATTCAAACGGTTTACGGGTCTTTTTTCTCTGTTGCCGTTTTCTTCAGTTTGCCGATCCGACCACGCCCCCGCCGATTCCTTCAAACGGTTTCCCGCGTTCTTCCCAATTGTCGTACATTAGGTTCTGCTGCGGTTTTCCGCCCAAGGTGGCAACTTGCGCCCTGTCCGAATGTTGCTGCGCGCTTTGCTGAACTTCCTGCCCTTGGCTTTCTTCTTTGTATGGGTTAAACGGCAAGCCGTTTTTTACATAGTCCTTGCACATCAACTCCGTCACTTCTTTCAATGCCGTCCCTTGATGCGAATAGCAGGTGCATCCGGTTCTTCCGCCTTCTATACAGCCTGCTATATATTCAAAGGTCCTTACCTGCCTTACACCGTTATAAATCGGCTTGCTTTCGGGTTTTTCGGGCAATGTCGGAACAAACATATCTGCCGTAAGGTTTCCGTTATTCACCGATTCTCCTTCTGTTTTATCCGGAAGTACTGCCTGCTGTTCTGTTGCCGCCGATTCTTGTGCTGCGGGTTCTTCCTGTTTTTTTCCGTAACTGCCCAACATTTTGTAAGACAAACCGACAAATAGCGGAATCAATAATATGATGACGGGCAATGCATAAAACCATTTTGAACGCTTGACTTTGTTTACCGTGTGAATTTCTGCGGATTCGTACAAGTCATAAACTTTTTTATCCAGTGTGTAGATACTGGAAAATGCACTTGATGCCATTTTTACCGGGTCATCCGCGCATACTTTCCATTCAAGCAGGGTACGCAAACCCATTTTGTTGGCCGCAATGTGGTAATGTCTTTTAACCAATGTTCGCAAGTTCTGATCTAAGAGTTTAGGACCTTGTGTCAATACAAATATATCTATGCCCTGATGCCTGTGTGTGTTCAGCCATTGGACGTTTTCGGGGATTTTCGAACCTGCGGAGCGTGCGGGCCATACGTCTTGCGCCTCATCGACAATAACGATTGCGCCGACGTTTTCAGGCTTCTTGATCCATTCATACATATCATGCGCCGAAAGCTGTTCATCGGTTGATTTCGGCAGCTTCTTTGCGTCTGTTTCTATGTGGGTGTGCGGTATCTTCAAACCTTTGATGTTCGTAAATACTTTACGGCGTACGCCGTTTTCATCTGGCTTAAACATTTCATCGTTTGCCATCATGGAAACCATTTTTAATGTTTTCCCTGAACCGGGCGTGCCGGTTATCAAACAGATTTCTGCCATTTATTTTTTCTTCCCGATTGAGGTTGCGAGTTTTGTCATTTGTTTAAAGGACAGAATAAAGGCGATTGCGCCGAAAAGAATGTTTAGAACAGTACCACCGCCGCTTATATAGAAAAGCTGTAACATTGCTTGAGGCGCGCCCGTTATGCTATGGGTTATCGCCTGTTGAAAATGGGCTGCCAATCTATCTACACCCGCATAGGTAACAGCCATCAAGCCTAATGCAGTCAATATACGGCCTGCGACGCTCATCAAGAGCGGAATCAATGCGGCCAACAATTTCATTTGCTCTCCCTTTCTTAAAAGGCACGTTTGCCTCATTAAACAAATGTTTCTTAATCTGAAAGATTGCTCCGCATTCGCGGCGCGGCAGCGCTGTGGGGACACCCCCTCGCGCTTATCGCCAATCCCCCCCCGCGCTTCTCGGCTGTTTGCGGCTTCGCCCGCAAAGTGCGATGCTTCGCCTGCCTTTGGCTAAAGTTGCTTAATTGGATTGGAATAATTTTGTTTTAAATCGTTGCACATTTGATTGGAACGGCGGAGGTTGTGCGGTCAATAAAGGTGATGATTTCAGAGCTGGGGCTTCTTTTTCCCTTGGCCGCAATCCGAAATACAAAGAAGAAATGGATGCCAAAAAGCCGGAAGAGATTTTATCGTTGAAAGTCGATGCCGATCCCGACAAATACATAAAGGCAACCGGATATCCCGGTTATTCCGAAAAAGTAGAAGTCGCACCCGGAACAAAAGTGAATATGGGGCCCGTCACGGACAGGAACGGGAATCCCGTTCAGGTTGCCGCAACATTCGGCAGGGACGCGCAAGGCAACACCACGGCGGATGTACAAGTAATCCCGCGTCCCGACCTCACGCCCGCAAGCGCGGAAGCACCTCACGCACAGCCGCCGCCCGAAGTATCGCCCGCGGAAAACCCCGCAAACAACCCGGACCCCGATGAGAACCCCGGCACGCGTCCCAATCCCGAACCCGATCCCGATTTGAATCCCGATGCAAATCCCGATACGGACGGACAGCCCGGAACAAGCCCCGATTCCCCGGCCGTTCCGGACCGCCCAAACGGCAGGCATCGCAAAGAAAGGAAAGAAGGCGAAGACGGCGGGCTTTCGTGCGATTATTTTCCGGAAATCCTAGCCTGTCAGGAGATGGGCAAACCTTCGGACCGCATGTTTCACGATATAAGCATACCGCAGGTTACAGACGATAAAACATGGTCTTCACATAACTTTTTACCGTCTAACGGCGTATGTCCGCAGCCGAAAACCTTTCATGTTTTCGGCAGGCAATATCGGGCAAGCTATGAACCGTTGTGCGTGTTTGCCGAAAAAATCCGTTTTGCCGTACTGCTCGCCTTTATCATTATGTCGGCTTTTGTCGTTTTCGGTTCGTTGGGGGGGAATAAATGCCATTACTTGCCGGCCTGATTCCACTTTTAGGCATACTTCTGAAAATGCTGATTGTCAGAATCATCCTTGCAACAGGTCTGACATTCGTAACCTATGCCGGGTATCTCGCCGCACTGGAAAAGTTCAAAGGCTACACGGCAAATGCGATCAATTCCATGCCTTCCGACATATTGAACCTTCTTTTAATTTCGGGATTCGGTCAGGGGTTGGGCTACCTGTTCGGCGCATTCTCGTTCTTCATTGGTATGCACGCATTCAAAAAACTGACGTTTGTCTTTCCGGGATGAGGTAGAAGCATGATTTATCTGTTTACGGGAAACATGGGGGCAGGCAAAACCCTATGATTTTGAACAACGAAGACGGATTGTTCAAAATGAAATTGGAAGACGGCACGGAGGCAGACCGGCCGCTTTATTTCTGCCATATCGACGGATTGGACAAACGAAAATTCAATGCCCGCGAACTGGCGGAAGGGCAAATCATGTCCGCCCCGCTTCGTGATGTCATACCGGAAGGCGCGGTGCTGATTGTTGGCGAAGCGCACTACACTTACCCGGTACGCGCGGCAGGCCGTCCCGTTCCGCCCTATATTCAGGAACTGACAGAACTCCGCCATCACGGGCATACCGTCATTTTGATGACGCGGCACCCGAGCCAACTTGATATATTCGTCCGCAACCTTGTTTCAAAGCATGTACACCTTGAACGCAAGGCAATCGGCATGAAACAGTATTATTGGTATAAATGCGTAACCTCGTTGGACAATCCCGCGGGCGTAAGCGGCGTAGAAGCCGCAAATTGGAAACCGCCTAAAGAAGCCTTCAAATACTATAAATCATCAAGCCGGCACCAAAAGTTCAAGAAAAAAGTGCCTTGGGCGGTTTGGGCGTTGATTGCGGTTGTAGGGTTTGTAGGCTGGAAAAGTTACGGCATGTTTCAAGTTTACAGCAAAGCCACAGACAGCCGGATTGAGCAGGAAGCGCAAAAAGAAAGCGTTGTGCAGACGATGACGGAGCAGACGGCATCATCAGAAACAGCGCCTTTTGAGCATTCCGACAATCTGAAACCTGAAGACTTTGTGCCGACTTTGCCCGAAAAGCCCGAAAGCAAGCCTATTTATAACACAGTCCGACAAGTAAAAACCTTTGAGCAAATCGCCGGATGCATAGACGGCGGAAAATCAGATTGCACATGCTATTCAAATCAAGGAACACCCTTGAAAGAAATAACAAAGATAATGTGTAAAGAATATGTGAAAAACGGGTTGCCTTTCAATCCTTACAAGGACGAACGGCAAAGGACGGAACAGGCGGCACAGTCCGCGAAAGCGGACAAGCCCCAAGTTCTCGTAATGGGCGGAAAGTCCTAATAAAATTTAATGTACGACAACTGAAGAGCGCGGAAAACCGTTTGAAGGAATCGGCGGCGGAGTCGTAAAGCAGAAAGTTCTTTTTAAAATCATATTCTGAATACTAAATCTGAGGATGTCATGATTCACAAACCAAGATATATCAAAATTGTAGATGAAAACGGGGATTTCACACGTGTTCTCCGTCTCCATAAGTTCCCGGACACGTCGAAAGTTTTTTATTTCGAGCCTATGTTCTGGCTTAAAGATGGTCGGCTTGCCCGGAAAGACAGTTTGTTTGAAGTTGATTACATTTACGGTGCAGACGGTTGCGGGTTCTTGCCGTCAAATTTAACGGAGTTCAGAAAATATTGCCGGAAAAAGCACCAAAAGTTTAAGGACGATGAAGTTTTAGTAAACCGTTACGCGGTCGATTTTTTGGGTGCGAAGGAACCCCCATATGACGACCGCCATGTGACTTCAGTCAAATATTTTGTTTGA